GCCAGAGCTGCACTAACAACCGCTGCTGCTGCGAAGACTCTCCTTTCTAGGACTCTTACTCTATCTTCTAAATCTGAATTACGTTCTTCTAAACGCTTTAATTTCATCTCCATCACTACGATGGCTGTTTGTTGATTCGCATCTAGAGAAAGGGCTTCGTTGTTCATGATAATGTGCCATCATTTTTTACATTTTTACCAGTTACAGGATCAACTCGAATTACATCAGGTTGTCTTGTTATTAATTCAATCGGCTGCTTAATTACAATGGTTTGATAACCGCCGCCCATTGGCATCGCTCCACCGCCGTTCTCTCCTTCTTTCTTTTTCTTTTTGCCTCCTCCAGCTCCTACACTGACGCCCCAGCCCGCCAAAATATTCCCTAATAATCCCGCTGCAAAAGTCGAGTCCACACGGGGCTGGTCAGGAATATCTATTCCAAACATTCTGTTAGGCAATTTTAAATATCCAAGGGATAATACGCATAAGCACCAAGTCAAAATGGCCGCCTGAAAACTTGTAGATACCAAGAACATTATTTTTTCTTGGTACTCAGGTTGGTCTTGATCGTCTTTAACTAATACTTTTTCTTCTTTTTCTTGCTTGGCTTGGTTTTTGACTTTTTCTTTTGCATCCATAGAAAAACGAGCAAACATACCTACATTAAGCACAAATCGCTAAAAAAGTAATGAAGTTCCTTTCCCAAGAACAGAAAGAAACTATTGCTAAAGCTCATGGGATCACAGTTGAACAAATTAATAAGCGTATTGAACTTTGGAGCTTGATTAACGATCCAGATATATCTAAGCCTGATCTAGTAGAGGCTCAGAAAGCATGGATTAATATACAGAAAGGTTTTTGGCCAAATGTAAATGCCTGAAGTTATCGCTGCGATTATTGGAGCTGGTGCGTCTGTCATTGTGATGGGTATAAGCAACATGAGTACACGTAGAGACAGAGATACCAGGGAACTATTCAAGAGAATTAATGAACTTGAGAAGTTGGTAGCGGGTTATCATCCTCCCCAACGAAATTGGCGAAAACAGTGAAACGCTTTTTCTTTAAAAGCGAAACTGGGAAACGATTCACGGTATGGGTGTTGCGATCTGTAACGGAGCAAAATAATAATAGTCTTACAGAGTGGGACGTGGATTACATAGCAGTTAGATTATGGCCTAACTCAACAACTAAACTTCAATGATGACGTATAAAAAAGAGTGGATAGAGGAAGACAGAAAACGTTCTATGGACATGCAACGTTGGTACATTCTGGATGGAAGGCATAGACCAGATCATCCCAAAAACGGTGTCTATACTGGGCTTGCTGAGATCGGCAAGGAGCTAGATAGCTTTGATGAGGATGACGCAGCCTGAATGCCAATGTTCTCATTGTCAAGAACTGAGAAGGCAGCAACAAAGAGCTGAACAAAGACAAAAAACATTGCTACATATAAAGGAAAACAATGAAAGAGTCAGAAGTCCCTCTTGACCTAACTTTTATTCTTGAACTTACTCAACCCCCTAGTATTGAAGAAGAATTACATATGGAAAAAGAAATTCGATCTGTTAAATCATCAGATGATATTAATGCCATAAAAAAGTACGCAGAAGATCTTGCTAGACAAAACCATCAACAAAGCATTTTTATTGCTGGTTGTATGAATAAAATCGCAGAACTGCAAGCCAAGCTTATTTGTAAAGAAAACCCTGTGAAGCAAAGGAAGCCAAACTTGCTTGAAAAATTATTAAGGTTATAGTTCGTGTGGAGGTCTCGCCGCCCTCCCGCTGGTCGTTCAATACACAAAGCAGTGCCCCTTGATTGCCCCCATCACTCAAGGGGTTTTGCTTTGCTTATTAATTAAAATTCTTTAGGAAATAAATTTCAACTAATTGTCTCTTGCTGTAATGAGTTGTTGTCCCTGCAAGTTGTCTAAGTTTCCTAGAGGGTAAATATTGCAAGAACCTACGAAAACCTTGATAAGGTTCTGGACTCCTATAAACAAAAGGGTTGCCAAAGAAGTCAAGAACTCTTTTCATCATCAGGGTTACTTTTATCCTCTAGTTTACTTTTATTCATCTTTTCTGCTTCTTTTTGCCTTGTTTCAACTCTCCTGTTGACGACTTCTCTCCATTCAGCTTTGTCTTTTTTTGTAAGTTTGTCATGTTGTTCTTTTGGACAAACACCTTTAACAAAATTCAAAACAAGATCTTTTGTAAAGGCACTAACTTGTCTTCCTAATTCTTCCTCAACATGTTTAACGTAATATTCACCTTGAGCAGAAGGTAAAAGCACTTGTACGATATATTTCCCATCTTCTTTCCTTGGTTTTAATCGACTGCTCATTGTTTAACTTTTTAAGTTATTCTCGCATATTAGGTTAGAAATGAGATTATTCCCATTCAACTTCTTCGGCTAATCTAGCAAGGGTAATTAAAGACCTCATTGCATCAGCTTTTCGAGAGACTTGTCCCATTCTTCGATGATCTCCTAGAGCTTCTTCCTGCTCTTTCATTATTGCTTTATAACAATGGTTTAGACGTTCCCTAGGGTCGTTTTCATAGCTTTTGGTCTCTCTTGCGAATTTCGCACCAACAATTAAGGCTGTTAATTGATTTAATGCCCGGTGTGTTTGAGATTTTGTAACTAAAGCACTCATCCTTTTGCCTCCATTTTTTGCTGCCAAGCTTCTTCTGCCCGTTCTCTTGCTGTTACGCCAGGATAATTGGCTAATTCTTCGTCTGTAGGCTCATAATCGAAACATTTTTCTGCTTCTCCTACAAATTCATCAATAAGATCATGCAATTCAGTTATTTTTTGGTCAGGAAGATATTTGTCTTTATCTTCTTGATTTATTTGATCTAATTCTTCTGTAATTTCTCCGACTCTGGAATAAACATTAATCCATTTGTTTTGCTTGTTAAGCTCTGCACTAATTGTTGTTAAAGCTTTACGAAGTTGTCTTGCGTGATCGTGTGGAGCATTTGAAATCCAAACTTCAGTTTGAAAACTATGGTTTACTGCCTGATGACATAGGCTTATTAGATCTTCAATTGTTGATTTAGCAATTGAGATCTGAGGTGAATACTTTTCGGTAGGTTTCATTGGTTTAGGGAAGAAAGGGCCATTCATGATGACCCTATATTGGTTTTAGAAAGGTGCTTCTACTTCTATTTTTCTAGGATTGATATTGCCAAAGAAGCCATATCCATCATTTGATTCCTTACCTTTGCCATTCAAGTAAACAACAGGTTTTTTCTCTTCTCCATTTTCCTTGCTCCAAACTTTTCCTTGCTTGTGCTTGGAAGTATCAGCTTCTAATGCCATTAATAGATTGATGAAACCAGGGATTGATTCAACAGGAATTGCAAGACCTATTGTTTTAGGATTTTTATCTGCATCATCAAAAGTGTTATCTCCTACAGACCATTTAACAGGGTAAGGAAAAGCAGGAACAAAGTCAGATTTAAAGTCAGCCATAAGAATTGGAATGGTTAATTAGTTTAGGTGGTGTGATGTTGTTTTTTTTAGATTCAACATCACGTTTGCGAAGTTCGTTTCTTTCTTTTAATTGTGCACAAACGAGATAAGCTGCACGTTTAACCTCATCAGGTGTCATCAGGTGGATTCAGAATCTATCTCCACTATGATGCTTCTCATTGAAGCTATATGTTCTGGTGATTTACAAAGGTCAAAGATTTGAGCTGGATCAGTAGCGTTGCTTTTTTGGAAATTTTCATTTTTAAATCTATTTAAGATTCTATCTCTTTTGATGGGAGGAAATTCTCTTAACTCTGCCTTGAGATCAGCAAGAGGTTTTGCTTGTGGGTTAAGAGTATTCATTATTTGAGTAGCTTCTTGCTGACCTCTTTTATTGAAAGCAGGACTTCTGTTGATCTTTGGTTTTACTTCTTGAACAGGAGCAGAACCTTCAGCATCATCGTCATCACCTGCTAATCCATATATAGCCAATAGTGAATAACGTCTTGCATAAGTAATAGCTGATCCTAAAGCTTGCATGATGTTCCCTCTATTAGGGACTAGATCAGGGAAAGGTAAATTACTTTCAATAACAGTGTCGAAATCTGTGTCTTCACCAGTAAAAAGTAATCTGGTTTTTAAAACAGTTACGACCTTTTCACCAACAACAATATGCTCAAAAGTCTGAGTATGAGATAGACCTAAATGAGTAGCTGGTTGAACTGCATTCAATCCACCTGCAAGAGTTGTGTAGGTGCCGTAATTAGCTTTGCCATCTTTGCCTGCTGCATGGTGTTCCATTTGGAACCTTGCTAATGCTTCTTCAATGGTTTTTGGATGAGAAGACTTTGATTCAGTCTTGGGTTTGGGTTGGTTTGGCATGATTCATGCATCTGTACTTTTAAAGTCTAGCCTAATAGTCGACAAAGGTCAATTAAGTGCTCTTATGATAATCTTTGCCCCTGGATTCTCCCCTTCAACACAGTATCTTTTAGTGTTTCGATTTAATACAACAAGAGAATCATCCCTAATAACCGTGCCTCCACTACTTTGAGACAATGCGTCATAAGTAGCTCTCTCTAATTTTTCAATATCGCCACGTCCTTTACTTGTCACAAAGACAGGAGCAGAAGCCTTTAATTTATTTGAATTTTTACCTGTTCCATAGTGGCTTTTAGGTCTTGCAAACATAAATATAATTTCTATTTCAACAGGGCCATCAATGACTTCTCCTTGATAATGCTCTAAAGCTGCATCTTTGACATCATTTCGCCAAGGTTTTACTCGCTTACTATTTTCAATCATGATCCCATTCCCTACATGTCTTTTACTTCCTTGAGGAGCAGGGATTCCTATTACAGGAATAAAAATTTCATTCATTCGTTGTCCTTACAATCCTTTCTTTTATATTCTCCTTTATTCTTGTTGTTTTCTCGTGTTGTGACTATCCGTAAATTTTCTATTCTGTTGTCTAACGTATTTCTATTTTTATGATCAATAACTTTATCTTCTCCATAAGAATATGGGTCTACACCATAATGAAGAAACCAAGCTAAACGATGAGCAGAATATTCTTTTTTATTTAAATAAACTCGTTTATAAGGAAGATTATTTGTTTTACTGATTCTTATTTTGCAAGCATCATCACCTTTCTTGATTCTGTTATTTGGAATATCAACAGCTCTCGTTATTGAACCAGTTTTACTGTCATAGGATATATATTTTTTTAATTCATTCAATTCATAAGGAATTGGTTTTGACTTCTTAGGCATCAAAAAGGAATCTCCTGTTTCTCTTCAAATATTTCCCATGCTTTATGCCATTCATCTAGGCATTCTTCAACAGGTTGATCGTCTCCAATCTTAGTTTTTCCAGGCTTTGCCCATACTGTTTTACATACATCAATCTCTAATCCATGATGTTTATCTAATGCCTCAACATAACTTCCTAATTGAGCATTAGTTGAATAAGTTCTGCCTGATTTACTTTGAGATTTAAGATCAATCAACATCAATCGATTTGATGCATGGTCATAACCTAAAAGATCTAATTGACCACCTAAAGACTTTTGCAAATCACAAAGCATATATTCCACTGCCCAAGGTTCAAAGTTTTCCCAAAAAGGATCATTCAATAACGGTTCAACCCATTCATTAAAGTCTCCAGCATCGGCATCTGGATAACCAAGCATCCTTTGTTCTAAACAATGATGGACAGTTTTCCCTCTAATCTCCCAACCATTAGGCCCATGCCTATAGCGTTCGATATTTGCTAAAGCTTCTGGTGTTTTGTTATTGCAAGCTTGAGTTGTTGAATAAGAAAGCCATTCACCAGTAGGTTCCCAGCAATACTTATGTTTTTCTTCATCACGATATATCGGTAAAGGTTGAAGCTTTAACCCTGACCATGGATCAGGACGTTGTAAAGCTCGAACATTCATCCATTTAGTAAAAGGATTCATAAGATTAAAAGGGCTTTGGTTTTAATTTCCCCTAAAAGTTTTTCTGCATTAACTAATGACTTCATTAAGTCTTTTTTTTGTTTTTTGATCGTGTCGTCATCTAAAAGGTTATAAGAATGAACTTCATAGGTTGTAAATCTCCATTTACAATCTTGGCATTCTCTTCTTCTTCTGTATTCTCCATTCATATCAGATCTAGTTTCCATGACGAAAGTAGACCTAGAATCGCATTTAGGACAATTCATTGTTTTTAGTTGGTTTGGTTGGTTGGTAGGTCTTTGGGGTCGATAACTTCGACCTTCTCTTCAAAAGGTTTAGGAGCTAATTTCTCCTTAATCTCTTGAACACTTAACCCCCTAAATTCCTCTAAGGGGTTTTTATAAACAC